ATCATCTTGATTGCGGTGGGCCATTGGTGCGGCTCGAACTTGGCGACAAACTCCTGGAGGTTGGCCGGGTTCTTGAAGTGGTTGCCGATCACATCCATGCGTGCCTGGTGATCCACTTCATGCTGGCGCGTCGTGAGATACGACTCCATTGCGCCCGCTGCGTCCTGCACTGTCTTTTGATACTGGGCTTGCTGCTGCGCGGTTTGCTGCTGCGCTTGCACTTGCTGCTGCTTTTCTTGGTCGGCCTTGCGGTACTTGGCAAGCTCTAGCGCTCGCTCCTTCGTAATCTCCAGGTTCTCGACGGCGTTCTTGAGATCCTCATGGCCGGCCAGTAGATCGACGCCAGGCGCTTCGACGCCCAGGCGTTGGTAGAGTGCGGAGCGCTGAGACTCAATGATCTCCAGGGCTACGCGAAGATCCTTCTCGTCGCCTGTGTTAATGAGGCGGCCGTATTCGAGGGTCTGAGCAAACTCATCCGGACTCATCTTGGTGGACGAAATCAGCTCGCGGACTTCGTTAATGTCTTGCTCAAGCTGCTTGCGCTCGGCAAACACTTGGCGGATCCGCTCACGGCCACGATCGGACTTGACGCCCTCCAGTAGCTCGGCCTCTTCCTGCTCGGGTGTCTTGGGTGCGGCGGCTGCCGGAGGATCCGCGGGCTTCTCGCCTTCGGGCTTCTCTTCGGCTTTGGCTGCGGGCTTTGGCTCATCGCCTGAAAGCTCATCCAGCAAGGCCTTCATCTTGTCCGATGCAGGCTTGTCAGTCGGGAGATCGTCGTTGCCGGTCTCCTCGTCACCCTCGCCTAGCGCGTCGATTGCCTGGCTTGTCTGCTCTCCGCCGGTCGCTTCGGGCAGGCCATCGCCTTCTGGTGCATTGTTCTCTGCCGCGGCTCCGTTGTCGGTGCTCTCTGCGGCGTTATCGATGATGTCCTCGTTTACTGGTGGCATTTAAGCTCCTATTTTTCGTTATTGAAGGGGTACGGCTGGATCTTGGGGCGGTGCGCCTCCACCCAACATGGCAGCAATGCCGGCCATATCGGGTGCTGCGCCAGGCATGCCGGGCGGCGTTGCGGGTGCTGCGGGAATGAATTGCTCCACATCGAGGCGCTCATCAAAGCGCTTCACTGTCTCGCGCATGAGGTTCACAAGCGGCTCCGTGTCGATGCCCTGGGCGCGGAGTTGGATCACTTGCGTAATCAGGCCTTGAATGATGGGCAGTACCTTGCCCCAGGCTTCTTGCTGCTCCATCTTGTCCGGTGCGCCCGTCGTGCCGGCGCGGATCTTCATCTCGACCATCTCGAATACGTCATCGCGGCTCAGCTCAGGCCAGTCGTATGACGGAATCGTGGCTTCTACCTGGATCCCGCCTTGCTCGATCATGGTCGGCTCGCCCGGCCCCATGATTCGCTCGACTTGCGCCTTAGTCATCTCTTGCAAGAGGATCTGCGCTGAGTACTGCGCAATGAGCTGGAGCCAGTCCTCTACCTGATCCCTGAACTCAGAGACGCGGCCAGAGAGACTTTGCTGGAGGATCGACGCCTCAGTAGCGGTCTTGGGCTTGACGACAGTGGAGCGGGCGGCATCTTGCAGGCCGGTCACTTGCTCCCAGTCGTAGCGGACGGCACTCGTGTCGTACACGAGCGGGTCAATCTTCGGATGGTTGCGCTCTTGGATAAACTGATTGAGAGGACGGCCATCGGTATCGACAATCGTAATCTCGCCTAGCTTGGAGTCGGTATAGCGCTTGATGCTCTTCTCGTTCACTTCGCCCGATGCGACCCAGCCAGGCAGGCAGAGATCGCGGTGCTCGTTGTAGCGATCGCGGGCGTTGTTGTGCTCTTCCTGGAGGCGCTCAGTCAGATCCACGAGGCTCGGCCCCACGAACTGGCCATCGACTACCTGGAAGGGCAGGAGGAAGTACGGAAACCATCGTGCGCCGACTTTCTTGGGGGAGTACGGCTCGCGGAGCCAGTAATCGCACCCTTCGGCCATCGTATAGACGCGCTGCGTATTCTTGTCCCAGATCTCCAGAATCGCGATCTGCTTATCTTCATCGAGGTTTGTTGCGCCCGTTGCGATGCGGCCGTCCTTCTTGCCCATCGCCTGCTGATCCGTGCTCGCTTCGTAAGACTTGGCCTTGTCGAGCTTGAGCTTGTACGTGGCTTCGGCCGTTGACTTCTTCATGGGAATGATCTGGCAGATCCAGTCGGAGTCTGCGTAGTCCCAGAACTCGCATACGGATGGATCAATCAGAAGGTTATCCGTGAGGATCCGGTCGATCACGAGGCCTTCGGCGGCCACGATCTCGACTTGTTCATTGAGCGAACCCATGAGCTGCTTCAATTCTTCCTGCTTGGCTTCTAGCTCGCCGCGTTGATCCGGATCTTCGATGTCTGCAATCAGGCGCTCGATCTCCAGGATGTTGTCCTGGGTGTCATTGATGCGGCTCAGTATGATCGGATCTTGCTGGATGTCCCGTTGGTACATGACCTTGACCACGCCGAAACTGGACGTGAGCGCTGAGCGCACGCTTGCCTTGGCGCGGTTCTTCAGATCCGCTTGCTCCAGGCATCGGTTCGTGACTGTCTCGATTGTCTTGCAAAAGAGCTTGAGCTGCTCGCCGTTGTAGGTCGGGACAGTCGAGATCTCGGGATTGCGGGCGTACACGCTCGGCAAAATGGCCGTGATCGTGCCGTGAATCAGGTTGGCGCGGTGCTGGTAGAAGTCTTTTGACTTCGGATCCTTCGTCCAGTTGAAGCCGGCCACAGTGTTGCGGTTGTGGCGCACGCGCTGGTGGAAGGCCTCCCAGTGCTTGCGAGCTGCGCTAATGCGCTTATTCCATTTCTTCGCCAGCTCGTCGGCCTTGGGTTCTTCTCTGTACTGCGGGTCTTGTGACTCCGCTCCCGTTTGCTTCGGTTGGTTCTGATCCATGCGCTCTCCGCTAAACTTTTATTCTGTATGTTCCGTCGTCCTCTTTATAAGTCGATTCTTCGGGGTCAGAGGATTTTTGTACTTCATCTGGCGAGCGACGACGACGCATGATTCCGTAGCGCGTGGCATCCCATGCGTGATCTTCTGCATCGGTGTCCACGTCCTCGGGATTGTCATCATCGGGCGGCAGGCTCGGCACTGTTCTTAGCCAGTGTTTGCATGTGCTGAACACCTTGAGTTTGTCCTCAGCGAGTAGCCGGATGATCTCCTGAGCGCCATTGACGCGAGATCCCTTAGCGTTCCAGGCTTCCTGCCATTTGACGCCGTTCTCTCGGAAGATCTGGCCGATGGAGCGATCTGCGCCGATCTTGCTCATGATGGCCGGATCCGCCAGGTTCATGCGGTACTCGTAGCCCAGGCGCTCATCGTGCTCTTCAATGCGGCGGATCTTCTTGGCCACGTCGGCAGCGTTCTCACGCGTACCCGTGCCGGCCTTCTCGCCTGCGCCGTATAGCTCGCGCCAAATGTAATAGACGCCATCCGGATCCAGGGCGAACCAATAGACGGCATACGGGGCGGCATAGCCCCAGTCCATCGACTTCCATACTTTCCAGGTTGACGGGATCGTGAAGGGCGTCACGATCGCCTTCGACGGATTCCATACCATCTCCAGGAAGGATCCAACGTGGATGTCCCAGTCGCCTTCGAGCCATGCTCGCCGGCGGTTCGGATCCTTCAATGCTTCGAGAGTCTTGAGGTACTCCGGATCGGCTTCGAGCAGGATCGTGTTCTCGTAAATGCTCGAATGAATCCGCACGCGCTCTTTGCCGCCCTCATCGGTAATCACTTGACCCGATGGCACGCCGCCTTGCCCTAATTTGAAACGCTCCTTGACTGGGCCGTGTCCCCGCCCAAAAGGGTTACACGTAGCTCGCACCATCCTGGGCATGCCTGGATAGGAGCTGCGGCAGGTGGATTGCATCGCTTCGTAAAAGCTCAAGCTGCGCCAGTTAGTCAGCTCCTCGAATCCTAACCAGGGGTACTCATGGCCGTGGTAATTCCAGTAGTCGTCCTCTTTATCGCCATAGCGAAAGAAAAGCATCTCGCCCGTCGGCCACTTCCAGGAGTAGTCCGACTCGTTGAACTTCGCTTCTGGGAAGATCTGATAAAACCATCGCTTGCTCTTGGCTACCACGTCCGCCAGTTGCGGATAGGTAAGACGGAAGAGCACGCCACGCCAATGCTGCCCGAAGCCGCGCCCCACGTTCTGGGCAAAACTCATGAGCAGGGTGTCGGTTTTGCCGCCTCCCCGCGTACCCTCCAGCAATGCCTCGTAGATCGGGCACTGGAGAAATAGGGTTTGGCTACCCGCTAGTGGCGTCCATATCGGCTTCATGCGTCCTGTATGCCCGCCTCACGAAGCAATGCTTCGGCCTTCTGTCTTGCGTCATACAGTCCGCCGGCTGAGTAGATCCTCCGGGAGCCATCGTTCTCTAGGATCTCGGTCAGTGCGGATCTAAGCGCCTGGATCCGCTCAATGTGAATTGCGTTGTAGGCTGTCTCAATGTCGAGCTTGTCTTGCAGCCGGCGTAGCATTGCGGCGGCTTCAGCTTTCAGTGGCGTGTAATCGGTATTTACCAGGGCGTTTGCTAGTTCTAGCGCGTTCATTCCTTCGCCCCCGCGGCCTTGGCTGCCTTCTCCCACTCCGATTTGTTCAGCGTGCCAGGCACGAGCAGGACGCCCGATGTCTGGCCGAGCGGTTGGCCGTTCTTGCCGGTCAATTCGTGCTTGTCGATGAACATGCCCAGGTGTTTGCCGAGCAGCTCCGCACCCTTAAGTACGGCCATCTCCTTAAATCGGAAAGCCGCGGCCAGGTCTCCGGTAGGCGTCTCGATCTTGAGTGGGTTGCCGAAGGCATCCAGTACCGGCTGAGCTTGAGCGCAGCGCTCGATCGTGTTGCGGATCACGTTGATCACGTAGTCCTGGTCAATCTCGGTTCTCTCGGCCCTCTTGGCCATCGCTTCATCTACTGCCGCCTTGATCTCAGGTTTCCTCAAGTTTTCTTCGCCAATGGCATAGGCGGTCTTGGCTGAGTAGCCGGCCCTGATTGCGGCCTGAGTCGCGTTCAGATCAACGAGGTACTCCTCCACAAAGCGCTTCTGCTTCGGGGTTAGCTCCTTCTTCTTGGTCGTCTTGCTCATGGTTCGTCCTTTCAGTCTGGCAGGATGTCGCGGGGATCTCCGCGCCCTGCTCTTTTCTTGAGAATCCGTCGGATTTTGGCAAATGCCCGCTTCTCGATCTGGCTTACGGCTTCACGGCTCACGCCCAGCTCTTGGCCTACTTCGGTCTGCGTCATCAAGTAGCTGTCATAGCCTTGATCCCTCTTGCCCTTTTCCTTCACGTGATCCTCACCTTCACCATGCCGCCGAGCTTCTCCTCGATCGTCCACTCCACCTTAAAGCGGCTATCGTTTACCTGGAGAGCGTCCGCTAACCCGTCAAGCCCCGACTTCATGGAGGCTAGGAGGTTGTCCTCGTCTCTCGTGCGTCGGCAAGGTGGGTAGAAAGCCATCTCGATACGGATCACGCCCTCTCCTGGAGCCTGGAGCTTGGCCTCCTTCGCGAGCCAAAAGCAGGCAGAGCGGTAGCTTTTCTTGGCCTTGGCCAATCGCGCCCAATGGACTCTAGCGTTCGGACTCAGCTCCTTCATCGGCCAGGGCAGCGTGACTTCGTTCAAGTAAAGAGCCTCATCACGGCGACAAAAAGGTAATCCTTTACGCGCTGATCTTGTGGCAGGAGATCCCAGGGGACCATGCAAGGGTGCTCCCTCGCCTCGACGTTCTTGACCGGGGCGTATTTCCATCCAGTGCGGCGCTTCTCTTCCATCCATACCGAATGGCTCTGCTCGGGCGACATGATCGAATCCATGTTTGCCTCCACGCCCATCATGATCCCGGCTTGTAGGTGCGCAGGCAGATCCGCCCACTTGGGCTGAGTGTGGTCTCCGATCGCCTCGCAGTAGGCGCGATTGATCTCGTGCGCAAACTCCGCAATGCTCTTCAAGTACTCGGGATCCATCCCGCTCTTGGTCTTGCTAATCGGTTGAGTCTGTCCGCTCATTCTTTTGGTTCTCCTTGGTTCATTTTCGTGTGGGTTAGGGGGGTTTCTGGATTTTTGATTGCGCTTTCTTGCAGCATCACAAGGAATTGCGGCTGGAGTACGACGCCATCGCGTGGGTTCTTCCCAAATTGAACGGAGATCCGCTGAAAGAGATCGATCTTGCTGGTGGCGTGGTGCTTGACGACGATTCCGATGCGTCCCGAAGGGGTCATGACGCGCGATCCAATCGGGAAATCTTCTAAGTCAAGCATCCGCTTCATCGTGAGTAGGCTCCTATGGTGTCGTTCAGTACGCTTAGCTCGGTTTTCTTGAGCACGCTCCAGATCCGCGCTTGGCCATGTAGGCCGTTAAAGCTGCCTTGGTGGCAGTCCTTGCACAGTGGTATGCACAGAAAATGCTTTCCCTGCTCAATGTGGTGGGCGTCACTGGGGCCGGCCTGGCCGCATACGCCGCAGGGTTGGCTTTTGACCCATCCGAGATACGCGCTCTCGGCTTTCGTAATCGCCTTGGCGTTCTTGGTTCTCATTGCGTGTACTCCACGGGATCGCTCCACTGGACGCCACGCTCGGCTCCGAAGGCGTACATCAGCTCGATCAGCTCGGCCATCTCGCTCTTGGTCATGCGGCTAGTGCGCGTGCCCAATACAACGAAGCCGCCATCGATCCCAGGAACGGCAGCCTGGCGTTTGAGCGAAGCGCTGAACATGTCCTTCCAGTTTTCCGCGGTGAGCTTTTGGCCATGCCATTCGATTTGGCGGGCCACGTCACCCAACATGGCCCAGAGCTTGGCGTTCTGCTCTAGCGTGCGGGTTCGCTCCTTCACTTCGACGCAGTAACCTTCGGGCGCATCCTGGACGGCCTGATACGCATTGCGACGAGCCACGTCATGCACGAGAAAAAACACGCGCTTACTCATGGCTTGCCTTCACTAGCGCAGCCACACCGGCCAGGATCTCGTCCCGCGGTGGCGCGTCTCTGAATCTGGAGATGGCAGCTAACATCACGCTCGCTTGGCCACGATGCGGATAAGCCGAATACACGAGCCGAGCGCAGCAATTCACGCATCGGAAGGAGTAACCCCCATGAAACGGCTGTTGTGCGAAGGATTGACAGTGCTCGCATGTCATCTCTGCCCTACGGGTCGGCTCATGCGCTCACGCAGCTCGGCCAGGTATTGCTTGACCTTCTCCGGATCTACCGAAGTCTGGCCAGGGGCGGGCAGCTCGATCAAGCGCTGCGGGATCTCAGGCCACGTGCCCAGCTCCAGTTGCTCATTGAGTGCCTTGGCCCAGCGATTCTTGATCGTTGCGTAGGCCGCGCCCATCAAGTCCTGGGTAGCAAAGAGGCGCGTTGCCCAGAAGATGGCCGGATGGCTCCAGGTGTCCTCGTTCGATTCGCGCTTACGCAGCTCACGGACGGCCTCGTAAAAGGCGGTCTCTGGGTCAATCGGCGGGCGGCAAAGGGATAGAAACTCCGGCAAGGTCGGCGGCCAGGGGCGAGTACGGCAAGCCGCTAAGCCACGCTTGATCTCATCCACGGAGAAGCTCGCAAGCTCCTCGCTCCATACGCTCTTGAGGTAGGTCGGATCTACCCCGCGCCACTGATCGGTGAACTTTTGCCCATACATGGCCGCCAGGCGGTCAAGCAGGCGCTCAGTCCAGCTCTCAGGTAGGCGTGATGTCGATGATGGCGTGCTTTGTTCTGCCGGTAAGCTCATCAAGCCACTCCTTGTCTTGTTGTTGTCGGGCGGCCTTGCTTCCTACGGGTGCTCCGGCCTGCTGCTTCAGTGGAAAAACGCCCTTCCATCCGTTTAGGATCGACTGATCAAGCACTGCATGCGGCTCGTTGCCGTCCTCACGCAATCGGGAAAGCTCCGCGACGAGTCTGGTCTGCGCCAGGTGCGTCATCGGAGCCTTGAGCTTCTTGCGGTGCTCGATGAAGGCCTCGAACGAATCGTTAGGAATCCATTCGGGAAGGGAAAACTCAGAAGAAGGCGCAGCCTTCTTTGTCTTTACTGGTTCTTGGTTATTGGTTATTGGTTCTTGGTTATTGGTTGGTTGAACATCCGTAGAACGAGTGTTCGACGTTCGTTGATCTTGCGCTGCACTGGTGCGCTTCCGAGACTCAGCGGACGCACGACCGGCGCGGGACGCCTGTTCGAGCTTGGCGTGGTAGATCGCGATCTCTTTATCGCATCGAGTGCTATGCCAGCCGTCCTCCTGCTGCTCAAAAAACTGGCTGAGCACGTACTCAACATCGGCCACGTGTTCGCGCATGCCAATACGCCTGGCGATCGCCGCAGGAACAAGATCCAATGGGCCTTCCTGGAGGTAGTACTCGTCAATCATCCGGCGATACGCAAGATCCTCCGTAAGCGATAAGCGGCGGGTGTGCGCCGCGTAGTCGCCAATGTGGAATGAATAGAAATTCATCCGCCTAACCTTCGACGGGGTAGAGATCCGGACGCAGCTCGTGGCGGGAAACGCCAGAGGCTTTTTCAATCTTCAGGATGTAGCCCGCAGGGATCCGGCCACGACTGAGCCAGGCTGAGATGGCGGTATTGCCGACACCTAAGATCTCGGCCATCTTTTTCTTGTTACCTACGGCCTTGCAGGCCTTTTCTAATGCGTCCATGAAGTCCTCGTTTGTTGTTGATTTGTGAAATCATAACCTAAGAATCCACAAACTGCAAAACATTTGACGAGGCCTTGTCCTGTCTAGGACGGCACTTGAATTTCACACCATGTGAACCTATACTAGAGGTATGGAGACAATAGGCCAACGAATCCGCCGGTTGCGGAAGGCACAAGGCATCTCGCAAAGAGAGCTAGGAGACCGCTTGGCCTGGGGAAACACCCGCTTGTCCATGTATGAGCGCGACGAGCGCACGCCCAAGATCCGGCAGCTTGATGAGTTGTCTAAGGCACTTGGCTGCACAGTGGCCGAGTTGATCAACGACGAAAAGAGCAACGTCGAAAGTGTCACGCGGCCTTTACGAAATCGGGTACGACTTCTGGCCTGGGACGAAATTACTCAGTACATTGACGATCCCGAAAACGATAGCCATTCGCAAGAGTGGGTTGAGACTGATTTGCAAGTCCCTAAGAGTGGCTTTGCCCTGCGCGTCGTGGGCGATTCAATGGCCCCGACCTTCCCCGACGGGTGCGTCGTCATTGCGGATCCTGTCAAGCCGGCAGTACACGGCTCCTACGTCATTGCTCGCCTGGGCCAGAGGGAAGAAGCCACGTTCAAGCAATACGTCAAAGACGGCAGCGCGAGCTATTTAAAGCCCGTCAATCCGCTTTACCCGATGATTCCGTTCATCCCGGCAGAAGGCTCTCAGATCCTTGGCGTCGTGGTCGAAATGATCCACCGGATCTCCTTCTTGTAAATTCCGACCTTCTGCACAAGAACCCGCTTCGGCGGGTTTTTTTTCGCCTACGGGTAAACACCTAGCAAAATAATTTTGCATTTTGTGGATAAACCTATTGCACGTGTTACACAAACTGTGTATTCTGCGATATAACAATTTGTGCAACTCTACCAAAGGTGATCCATGAAAACGACAGCAAACCCAACACCCAAAGGCGTCCAGCGCTGGGTAATTCTCTCTCTCATCCCCCTGGCTTTTCTCTGCGGCTTCGCTCTGTCTGACGACGAGCGCATCGAAGCGCTGAATGAGCTTGATCGCGTCGAGTCCCGTCAAAAGGCCTTAGAGCGCAAGGTCAACCAGCTTCTTGAAGCCACCAATCAATGCGGAGCACGCCATGCAATGCGCATCTAACGCGATCCGCTTTGTCCGCAATTTCCGCTATTGGCGCTCTTTGGGCTACGGCTGGAAAACGAGCTGGAATCAAGCAAAACGCACCCTCTAACCACAAGGAAAACCCATGAACGCAATTACCAAACAGGAGGTCGGTCTGCCCGCCCTACAAATGAACGAATCTGAGCTGCTCACTGTCCTTCAGTCCAGTCTCTACCCCGGAGCCGCGGTCGAATCGATCAAGATGGTGCTCGGCTACTGCCGCGCCAGTGGTCTCGATCCGATGCAAAAGCCCGTCCATATCGTCCCGATGTGGGATAGCAAGGCCGGATCTATGCGCGATGTCGTTATGCCTGGTATCGGCATGTACCGCACGCAAGCTGCCCGCTCAGGCGTCTATGCCGGCATCACGGAGCCAGAGTACGGCCCCGATGTCACCGAGAAGCTCGGCGGCGTTGATACGACGTACCCGCAATGGTGTCGCGTCACTGTCAAACGCAAGATGGCCGACGGATCCGTAGCCGACTTTACGGCGATTGAGCGCTGGAAAGAAAACTACGCGGTCAAGGGCGGCAAAGAAAAGAGCATTGCGCCCAATGCCATGTGGGCCAAGCGCCCGTATGCGCAGATCGCCAAGTGCGCCCAGGCGCAAGCGCTGCGGATGGCTTTCCCGGAGATCGGCGCACAACCGACGGCCGACGAGATGGAAGGCAAGAGCTTCACGCCCGAATTCATCGACAACGAGACGGGCGAGATCAAGCCTGCGCTGCCAGAGAAGCCGGCCTACACCAAGGCCTCACTCGACAAGAATAAGAGCGCCTGGCAGGCAGCCATCGAAGGCGGCAAGAAGTCCGCTAACGACATCATCGCCATGATCGAGACGAAGGCCACCCTCACCGAAGAGCAGAAGAAGGAGATCCGCTCACTCACCACGACACCAGAACAGGAAGAAGAACATGCAAATAATTAACCTCATTCAAGGCACGCCAGAGTGGCATGCCCATCGCGCCCAACACTTCAACGCCAGCGATGCGCCCGCCATGCTCGGCGTATCGAAGTACAAAACCCGTACCCAGCTCCTTGACGAGATGAAGTCCGGGATCGTCAAAGACGTGGATGCGGCTACGCAACGCCGATTCAACGATGGCCACGCCTTCGAGGCGCTCGCCCGTCCCCTGGCCGAAGAGATCATTGGCCAGGAGCTTTACCCCGTGACTGGCGTGGAGGGCAAGTACTCTGCCTCGTTCGATGGCTTGACCATGGATGAGTCGATCAACTTCGAGCACAAGTCTCTGAACGACGAGATCCGCGCATGCAAGACCGCCGACGATCTGGACGAAATGTATCGCGTCCAGATGGAGCAGCAGATGATGATTGCCGGATCCATCAAGACGCTCTTCATGGCCAGCAAGTGGGCCGGCGAGCAGCTCGTGGAGAAGCGCGAGTTCTGGTACGAGTCCGATCCTGCCCTACGCCAAAAGATCATTCTGGGATGGGAGCAGTTCGCCAAGGATCTCGCAGCTCACAAGCCAAAGGCACTCAAGGAAGCCCCGAAAGCCGAAGTCATCGAGGCGCTGCCGGCCATTCACGTGCAGATCAAGGGCGAAGTGATGGCCAGCAACATGAACGAGTACAAGCTCGTGGCCGTCGATTACATCCGCTCGATCAGCACCGATCTCAAGAACGATCAAGACTTCGCTAACGCTGAGCAGGCCGTCAAGTTCTGCAAAGAGTGCGAGGACAAGCTCGAAGCCGCCCGTGAGAGCGCCCTTGCGCAAACGGCGAGCATCGATGAGCTGATGAAAACAATCGACTACATCAAGGACAACTTCCGCGCCAAACGCCTGGAGCTGGACAAGCTCGTGAAGGAGCGCAAGGAAGCGATCAAGGCCGAGATCATCGCCAAGGCACGCGCCCAGTTCGACGATCATGTGAGCAGCCTTGAGAAAGAAATCGCACCGATCCGCTTGAACGTGCCCGCGCCAAAGTTTGCCGAAGCTGCCAAGAACAAGCGCACGCTTGCCAGTCTGCACGATGCGATCGATACCGAGACCGCAGCGGCCGAGATGGAGGCGTTTCGTATCGCCGCTCAGATCCGCGGCAATCTCAATGCGTCATCCGAGATCCGCAAAGACTACGGCTTTTTGTTTAGCGATCTTCAGTCGATTGTTTCCAGGCCCCTGGACGACTTCAATTTGCTAGTGGCATCACGTGTCAACGAGCACAAGCAATCCGAAGCCAAGCGCATCGAAGCTGAGCGCGAGCGGATCCGCATCGAAGAAGAGCGCAAGCTCCAAGCCGTGAGTGTCATTGCTTCTCCGCTAAGCAGCGTGGCCAGTTTCGGCAAGCCAGAGATATGCGTGCCACAAACTCCGCGCGAGAAGTGCGGATTGCCCAGCGATGAAGAAATCATCGTGCACCTGGCGTTGCACTACGGCGTCGATCAAGCAGAGGTAGTCGATCGTCTTTGCAACATGGACTTGGCCGAACGAATCTAAGGAGAAAACATGAGCGCATCTACTACATCAAGAGAGGCATACAAAGAGCATCGCGAGACTGGAAAAGTCGGGCAGCAAGCGCAGCGAATTCTTACGTCGATGATTGAAGGTGTCGGGTACTCCCGGCGTGAGCTTGCTCGCGCAATGGGCCTGGAGCTTTCATCGGTATGCGGGCGCGTCAACGAGCTATTGCAAGTCGGCCTGCTCGTAGAAGGTGAAGCCCGCCGTTGCAGCGTGACGCACAAGCGGATCCATCCGGTATTTAAATCGAATGGCATCAAGCCGCCCTGCCCGCCTTGCAATGACAACTGCAATCAGGGTCGTGATTGTCCAACGCGAGGGCTATTTGCATGAATGTACGCCCACGCGCATGCGACAACTGCCGCTACTGGAGCGATCAAGTCGCAGCCGTTACCGAAGGCGGCGTCACAGTCGCGCTATGCCTGAACTTTGATGCAGAGAAACATAGCCAGTACGTAGCGGGCGTCTATTCCTGCCCCCAACATGCCGAGGGGTATCTCGGTGCAATCGATGAACCAGGCGCAGATCCCCTGCGCTACACCTAAAAATAAGAAAGTAGCAAGACATGTCACTTAACGAAGCCAAACTCATCGGCCACGTCGGCCGAGATCCTGAAACTCGCTACCTACCGAGCGGCGATGCAGTCGTGAATTTTTCCGTGGCCACCACGGATAAGTGGCGCGACAAGACAACGAACGAGCAGCGCGAAGCTACCGAATGGCATCGCGTGACGGCCTTCGGAAAACTCGCTGAGATCATTGATAAGCACGTCCGCAAGGGCACGCAAGTCTATGTAAGCGGCAAGATCGTCACTCGCAAATGGACGGATCAATCAGGCGTTGAGAAGTACTCGACTGAGATCAAAGCCGACACTTTGCAAATGCTAGGCGGCAAGCCCGCGGGCGCTGAGGACGGCGAGAGTTATAGCCGCACGAAGCCTGCCGATCAACCCGCACCATCTGGCATTGCCGCGATGGATGACGACATTCCTTTTTAGGAGGAATGATGAACAGGAAACCACATAAACACGCAGAAGTAATCAAAGCATGGGCTGATGGCGCTGTTATTGAAGTAAAAAATGAATCTACTGATTACAAGTGGTGGACATTCCAGAGTGATTGTGCGCCAAGCTGGAGCGAAACAAACGAATACCGCATCAAACCTGAGCCAAAACCTGATGTTGAAAGCTATTTAGTTTTTCGTCGTAGAGATGGATGGATCGAGTTTACCCAGTTCATAGATGACGGAAACGTGATGGAAGTAATCAACATTATCAGGGACGGAGAGACGGGAAAGATCAAGAGCGCAGAGGTATTTGAATGAGCACAAAACAGAAAATGATTGTCGTCCCGCGTTATCACTACAAGGGTGAATACAAGGGGGAACCGAAGCGCCCCGTGCGTGAGGGGAGCGATCTCCTCGCCAACGCGCCTAGTCTCTATTGCGACACGCTCTACTACCCAGATGGGCGGCGCGTGAAAGTGGAGGACCGCTCATGAGCGCAAAAAGAAAAATAGAGGTCGGCCAGGTTTTCTACCCAAAGAATAGCGTCGGCAGCCGGTACTCGTTCAGGCGAGTAGTAGGCATCGTCAATGACAGGGTGTTCTACTCGGTCGGGGCCGATAAGATTTTTAATTGCTCTCGCGCATCCTTTATTTCTGCGACGAGCGACAGCATCAATGATGACGGCCACTGGATTTCTAGGGAACGAGCTGCCGCTTTCAAGACGGGAGGAATCCATGCGTGAGATCCAGCTTATCCGCCAGTGGGCGGCCGATCGCAATCTGATCGAAGGATCCGATCCGAAGAGCCAGCTTCTCAAAACGATGTCGGAGCTAGGCGAGCTTGCCGACGGGATCAACAAGGGCCGGCAGGCCGAGATCATCGATGGTATTGGCGATGTCGTGGTCACGCTCGTAATCATCGCTGCCCAGCTCAATCTCAGCTTTGAGGGCTGCGTAACGGCTGCCTACGATGAGATCAAGGATCGCAAGGGGCGGATGGTTAATGGCGTATTCATCAAGGAAGGAGATCTCCCGGCATGAACACTCCAAAGGTATATCTTGACGCCCATACGGGCGAGATGCGATGCAAGGGCTGCGGGGAGCGCAAGCTCCTCGAAGTGCCGGCCCCGATGATGGATGTCGTTAAGGATCTGCGAGCCTTCGATGCCCTGCACGCGAAGTGCCCTGAGCCGAAGGAGGAGGAATGACTACATTCACAACGGAGGATCGCGAGCAAGCGCAAGAAGGCGAGACTGTTGCCTGGCGATGGCGCTGGAAAGGGCATAACCCGAGTATTCATCGATGGCAAGTCTCTATCGATGAGCCGCGGGAGTGGCCGGATCGCGAGATCGAGAAGCAACGACTGGGCGTGATCGGAGAAATTGAATGATCGGGTTGTTCAGGCAGAAGTGCGAGCACTCGATCAATGATCTTGTCGTTCAGCGAGATCAAACAGTCGAGCCGATCAATCCGGATTTCGATCGCATCACGTACTACTTCACGTGCAAGCGCTGCGATGCGCCGATCACGATGGCCTACGCCAAGATCGTCGGCAACGCGGACACACTGTGGAAGCGTGGCGGCATGGAAGTAGGTACGGCATGAGTCTCTTTCTCTCGCCGGCGGATGTCGTAGAGCTAACTGGGCTACGCCAGTGCGCAGCTCAGAGACGATGGCTCGATGCAAACGAATGGCTCTATCAAATTGATTCGCAAGGCAGGCCAAAAGTTGCTCGCTCTTTTTTTGAGCGTAAGATGACAGAATCTATTGCGGTAGAGACGCAGCCGCAATCGCAATGGAATGTCAATGTTAAGGCGCTACGCGCTTAAGAGTTATGGGACGACGCAGACAATCTCGCTTTGATTTACCGCCTCGCTTGTACGAGCATCATGGTTCGTACTGGTATCGCCCGCGCTACGGCAAGCCGATCAATCTCGGCAAAGATCTTGCCACGGCGAAGCGCAAGTGGGCCGAGCTTGAAGATCCTGCCTGCGAGAAAGGCAGCCTTGAGGCATTGATCGAGTGGTACTTGGCTGAGATTGCACCTACAAAAGCGCCCAGGACTTTTGCCGACAACAAGAAGGAAGCCGAGTACCTGAAAAAAGGTATCGGACATATTCCGTTTCGTGAGCTTCGCCCGCATCACGTGGCCACTTACCGAGACGAGCGAGCTAAAGACGCGCCAGTGCGTGCCAATCGCGAGAAGGCTTTGCTATCGCATATCTACACCAAGGCAATCGAGCGTGGATGGGTGGACGTGAACCCGTGCGCGGGAGTGAAGCGCAACACGGAGCGCAAGCGCGAGCGTTACATTGAGGACGAAGAATTCTGGAAAGTATTTGAGCTTGCAGAAAAATCAGTGCAGCGCATGATGACGCTGATCTACCGCACGGCGCAGCGCCCAGAAGATCTGCTCAAGTGCGGCCATGCAAACATTAAACGAATCCGTCATGGCAATGAAGATCTGCGCGTGCTTCGCTTCACGCAAGGCAAAACAGGCGCATCAGTTGACGTGCGGATTGAAGGCGATCTTGAGCGCATTGTGGACGAGTGTTTAGCTGAGAAAGTTGTGCGCCCCTACTTCGTTCACACGCGGCAAGGCAAGCGCTACACCTATGACGGAATCGCCTCCATGTTTCGGCGTTACGTGGCCGCCGCAGAGATTGTGGACTTCGGCATGTACGATCTCAAGGGCAAGGCTGCCACGGACATGTATCGGTCGGGCGTACCGCTTGAGCGTATCCAGCACTTGCTAGGTCATACAAGCATCACGACAACGGAGCGCTACATCAAAGCGCGTCTCCCGGATCTCGTGGAGTCGAACAAAGTGGAGATGAGAAAGCCGGAAGATCATGGTGAAAAAATCTCGGCTACTGGCGGATAAGTCTTTGATATATATAGGCTGAACAAGTGGCTTTTATTCACCAATCGCAAGCCGTTTTGTTTAGCTAAATCATGTACTTAAGTGCGTTTCCCTATGCGGACTGTTAATCCGTAGGTCCCTGGTTCGAGCCCAGGTCGGGGAGCCAAACAAATCAAGGGGTTGCTGGTAGTTTCCAGCAGCCCCTTGTTCTTTTATTAACCAAAATATTAACCATTTGGTGAATAAAAGCGGGGTTGCCTCCCATGCGGCTACCCTTGCGGGCTGGGCGACTGCGCTATCGGCTAGGTCATCCCCCGCGCCGTGAAGGGAGGTTTCTCTCCGGTATTTCCGCCCCAGAGACCGCTTGACCCTCGCGGATGAAATGGCGGTGCTGTCAAAGAAGTTCGGCTTCGGCCTTGCGCCGGGCCACTAGTCCTGGTAGGACACGCCCGCCGCCCCGTACCCAAAGCATGAGCTGCGCTTTCGCGCCTTCCCAATCGCCCGCGTTGATCCGCTTGCGTAGCGTCGAGGTTTGCAGGCGGCCCACGCCCAGGTTGTAGGCAAAATCCACGATCGCATTGAGCGCTCGCCAGTCGTTGCTCATGAGCGCCACGGGCAAGAGGCCAGGACATTGCCTGAGCACGCCTGGTGCATACGTCTCGAAGAGTTCGCGCATGAGCAGCGCCCGCGCTTCTGGCTCGGTGATATGGGCATCGAGCATCGTCACGCGCCGCCCATCTGGGTAGTAGGTCGAGCCGTAGCCAATCGTCGGCACGCCGGCCGGACAAATGTAGGGACGCGAGCGAAAACCCTCGAACCGACGGCAAAGCGCTTCGGCCAGGGTCAAGTTCACGCCAGCCCCCGCTTCATGAGCGTGCGATCCAGGATCCAGTAGTTCACGACGCCGCAAAGTAGCGCCATGTCATCGGGCGTCCAGCACTTGGCTAGGACTTCGAGGATCGGCACGCCACTGAATACGGCAAGCAGCATCGAGGCTGTCTTGACGATGCCGTAGAGCGCGAGGATGTAGTAGGTCATCACGGGTCGAACGGACGCAGAGAGCGCGGCCACTTTGCCGCCTGCGGCCTTGGCCATCTCTGTCTGTTGCTCGATCGCGAGCTTGAAGGCGTCCATCACGCCGACATCAACGGCCGCATCACGCGCTGCGCCGATCTCTTGCAGCTTGATCTCGCCGCGCACTTTCTCCAGATCGCATTGCCGGTCAAACATCGCCAGCTCGTGCTTACGCTCATCGATGCGATCGAAAAATTTAAACACTTCGGGCACAAGACGAAACACGCCGCCTAGTACGCTCCCGAAGATTCCGCCGCCTAGTAGGCCTGCAATCTCGCCCATGATTTTTCCTTTCGTTGCGTCTGATCTATGCAACGATTTTGTGGGCGGATTGTGTTCTTTTAGAATATTTGTATCATCTGTATTAACATATTGTGAAATAGGCGTTTGCCTACTAGCAAAATGTGAAATAGGCAAATGCCTACTGACAAATATGAAAAGGTCCAGAATGAAAACGATTCGTCTGCTTCTCCTCACCCTACTCACGCTCTTGGGCGCAAGTGCGTATGCCTCAGATTCCGTCTGCGATTACTACGTGCCGGCCTGCAAAGAAAAATTTAAGCGCTACAACGACGCCACAACGGCCATCACGCAATCGGTAGTGGATAAGAAAATCACGACGGCGGAAGCCGGCCGCAAAGTTGGCCAGCTTGCCCAGTCGATGTACCCGAATGATCCCCTGCTCCTCTCGATTGCCGCTCAGCAGCAAGCAATGGCCGAGATCCTCTCTGGCTCGAAGTTGACGGCGCAGCAGCAAAAAACCATCGAGGATGCCGCGGCCAAGACGTTCACTCGCGCTTTGGCTGAGCGCTTCGCCCTCTTCGATGCGATGGCCGAGATCTCGCAAAGCCAGCAACAAGCGGCCATCTCGTCGCAGCAGATCGCGCAAGCACGCGCTGAACAGGCGCAAGACGCCCGCTCAACGATCGCTACGGCCATGTTCTTGAATGGTGTGGGACGCGCGTTCTCTACGTCCTGGGGACAATCGATCCTGCCGACGCCGCAGATCTGCACCTACTACGGCGGCACGTCCTATTGCCAGTAAGCGCTACTAAGCGCTTCTAAGCGCTTCTAAGCGCTACGGGAGGATCACTCCCGCAGCTCTTCCTTCTTCTTCTTGAGGGCGTCGAGCTTGTCTTGCTGCCGCTCCAGGAAATCCGTCCGCGTATCTTCGGTCATTGAGCGGTTACGCCCAGCCGAGCGAATATTGGCGCGGATCTCTTTCTCTTCCCGTCCAATGGCCGCCCGCTTGTAGTCGAGCGATTTCTCAGGATCGAAGGTGCGGATCTTGCCGATGCCAGTCACGTCCAGCGCGGTCGCAATCGGATTGACGGGATCGCCTGAGCGAGTGAGTCCGGTGTACGGCCCCATCTCAGTACCGAATACGTTGGCCGATGCGTCCATGATCTTGTTGAAGTTGTAGCTGCCAGGCACAAAAGGCGCGTTCGGTGCGAGTTGGCGGTACACGTAACCCGAGCGAGCACTGGCCGCTTCCCAGGCGTCGTCCGACTTCTTGACGATCTCTTTGCCGGTAAAGCCGTCCACGTTGAAGGCCATTGCACCCATCAAGGAAAGGACGGGATGTGACGGCATCATCGGTGCAGGGACGGGCAAGCCGCCCGCCTGGTTGGTCACGTCGAACATGTCACCGAGCGGTACGCGTCGGCTCATATCGAGGAAGGCCGGCTTGTCGTCCAAGTTGAACGGCATGCGGATGGCCTTCTGAGTACCGATGGCGGTACGGCCTTGCAGGTAATCCGGCAACGCCTTGCGCTCTTTCTCTTCCTCTGCGCCCAGGATCGCGTAAGCGAGCCAGTTAGCGCCAGCCAGGAGGGTAATCGGCACGAGCAGGCGATCTGGACGGGTCATCGCAGTGTGCAACATCATCGGGACGGCGCGGTAGGTGTAGGAGAAGAACGGCGCATAGGTGCGCTTGATCAGCTCCACGCCTTCGGGCATGTCCGAATAGTTGAACACGTAGCGCTCAGTGTCGGTAATCGCGGCCTGCGGATCCATGCCGGCCTTGCGACGATCGATGTAGAGCATGAGCTTAAAGAATTGATCCTCAAACTCGTAGGCCTTCTGCATGTTCTCGCGATACCAGGAGATCGGACGGCCTGGGTACTTCTTGGAAAACTCGATGACTTTGGCCATGCGAGACGCGGCCACGCTCTCGATGTCGGCCATGTCGGCAAAGTCGGGCATCAAAAGATTCTGGATCTCGGCGTTCGCGATCTCGTTACCGAAGAGGCCATTGTCCAGCGCCTCATTCCAGTACTTGCCGCGGGTGCGGAATTCGCTCAGCGTCTCTTTCCAGCGGGCAGGGCTTGCAGGATTGACGCCTGCGAAGTACGCCACGAAGAGGTTAGAGACGACGTTATTGCCGTGCGAGACGGGATTCCAGACTGTCTTGCCTTCCTTGAACCAGCTCAAGCCCTTGTCGTAGGCGGCCATGAGCACGCCCTTGGGTTGCGTATTGCGCTTGAGTGAGTCGGCTACTTGCGGCGAGACGTACATGCCGGCCAGTGCGCCGTAGGCCATAAGGCCGTCAGTTCCAGCCACTTCGGTCTTGGGGATCAGTACCCAGCCGCCCGGATTGAAGGCCTTGGCCAGATCCGGATTGCTTGCGATCGCCTTGAAGAGTCGGCCTGTGGCCATATCCTTCTGGGTTTCCACGTAGCCCATGGCATAGCGCAGGACGCCATCGCGGATCTCGCCCATCTCGGCGCGTTCTGCTTCGGTGTAGTCGCGCCACATGAGCACTTTCGTACCCTGATAATTTGGCGGGATCGGCTGAGACTTGTCGAAGGCTTCGAGCAGCTCGCCCTGGATCGGGTTGCCGTCGGTCAAGCTCGATACTTTCCATCCGAGCTTCTTGGCTTGTGCCACGCTCTCGGCCTTCATCTCCACGAACATGCCGCGGGACTTGAGGCGATCGCCACGGATCTTCATGCGGGCCTTAGTAAGCCAGGCCTGCATCATCTGCGGGTTGGTGAGCTTGGCGGCCAGGTGATGCTTGTAGAGACGCGGGAGGTAGTTCTTCACGAGACGATTCTCGGACAGCATGCCCATCTCTACGAGGGCGCGAGCTTGCGATTCGAGTGCGGTCGTCATGTTGGCCACGAGATCCACGATCTCCTGCGGCGGCACGTCCCCTACTTTGGAGTCCTTCTCGATCAGATCCGATACCATCGCACGCTGCTCAGGCGTCAGATCCTTTCCGGTCTCAGCAATGCGCTTCGCGTTTTCCTTGGCCTTGAATTGATCGACGCGGAATTGACGCATCATCTGCTTGAAGGCTTCGGGCTTGTTGTCGGCCATCTTGATCGCGCCCAGGTAATCACGGGCGGCAATCGCCATGCGATCGAAGAGCTTGCGGCCGGCCACGTACTGGCGGCGGCCGTCGGGGCCTTTCTCTAGCGCAACGAAGTCGGCTGCGCTGATTGGCTCAAACTTGTAGCCAGGCGCTTCGATCTCCAGGTCGGAGGTTTCGTCACGATCAGGGTTCTCAGCGGTCGGCTTCTTCTTGATGTCCTCTGCGCCGAAGTTGTTTTCTTTGATCATGTCCGACGATTGACGCTCGCCGGTGGAGGCCATTACTTCGCGCAAGGCGCGGAGAATCGGCGCGTCGGACGGCAGATTGAGCGCGCCCTTCAGGTACTCGATCATCTCCGAGATCCAGCGCTTGGCCTTGGCGATCCATGAGGTTGCGTCATAGCGACGGCTCATGATCTCGGTGGCGTTGACGGCCCAGTACTCGGACGCATTGAAGAGCTGATAATGCGCGTCGTAGTCGAGCGTGCCATCGGCAAAAGCGCGGCGGACGCGATCATGCGCGAGCTTGTCGCCCATGTTGGCGGAGTGCATGTCCTGCAAGGCAAGGCGGATCTTGCCGTTACCCATCGCCCAGGCTTTATCCCAGGCGTTCTGCCATTCGGTAATGATCCCGTTCTGGATCTCCGCCGGCATCATGCGCTCGGTGTGGTGGAGGATCTCGTGCACCACTGTCGTATCGCTTGCGCTGCCTTTGAAGAGGCTGATCACGCGGCTTGCCGGGTTGTACGTACCGGACGCCTCGCCCTCGCTCTCACGCACGCTAATGCCGAGATCGTTGGCCAGGTTCGGGTTCTTCTTGAGTGCCCACAAGGCAAAGTCAACGGGGTACACGTCCAGCTCGCCCTTGCGCTTGGCGCGAATCAGGCGCTCTTGCATCCACTCGTAGCCACGCTCGCGGCCTTTGACTGCGGACTTAACGGCTTGAGATTGGTTGCGGGTCTTGAGCTGCTCGATTAGCTCCTGGACGCCTGAGCGGTAAATCTCTTCGGTAATCTTGCCGGCTTCGAGCTGCGTTTCCAGGCGCTTCAATCGGGCCAGGGCGTTGACGCGGACTGTCTCCGGTGCGCGGTTAAACATACTGTCGCCAGTCAAGCCGCGGATGTCGAAGAGCACGGCGTTATCGCCCTTCTCTTCCACTTGCAGGGTATCGATCAGGCCTTGAATGGCGTTGTTGATCTGTGCTTTCTCAAGCTCCTGCGGGTTCACGATGGCAGCGAGCGGGGTTGAGAGATAGCCGCTACGGCGATCCTGCTCAATCAGCTTGTCCTCTACGTAGGTCTCGAAGGCACGCGCGAACATTTCCCATTCGGTGCTCCAGTAGCGCTTGCCGCCCTTCTGGCCGTCCTGGGCGTTCGAGCGCTTCATGTAGTCGGTCGAGACTTCCTGCGGGATATGCGCCTCGTCGGAGCCTGCTCGCTTAGCAGCAAAGTCTTTGTGTTCGATCGCCAGGCCTAAGCCCTTGAGATCTTCGATGTTCGGCACGCGGCCAAACTCTTTCTTATAGGTGTCACGTACTTGGCTCACGATCTCAGGGACGCGGGTGCGGCCGATAGAGACGTAGCCCTCGCCCATGTCGCCCTCTTTGATGCGCTTGGCCAGTGGCTCGAAGGCTTCTACCTTGTCCTTGAACTCGCGGCGGAATCGCTCCAGAAGGATGTCCACGTTTTTATCGGCACGTGCCACGCTTGCATCGATCGAGGCTTGCATCTCGGCCGGTGTTTGCTTGCGCTTCTGCATTGTCTTGACGACTGTGCGAAAAGCGGCCACGACTTCGGGGCGGATCTTCGTGCCAAAGCGCGGCTGCTCGACAAACATTCCGCCGGAGTTGACCATGCGGGTGTCGGGCATCGTTGCGTGAGCGGTGAGGAATTTTTCTTCTGCGGTTGCCAGGCCTGCCTGGGTTGCAAAATAATGATCGAGCGCATGTCCCCATTCGTGGGCAAGTGCGCCTGCGCCTGAGTCACGGGTGAGGTTGATCTCGTTCAGGCCGGGTACAAAGTGAGCGGCTGCTCGCCCGCTACCCTGTGCGCCGAAGGCAATCCCGAGCATGCCATTCAGTGAGAGCGCCTTGGCCGGTACGTTCAGCAATTCGGCCAGGTCATGGAAGGCGTCGAAGGCAGCATTGACATGCGCCTGGCGGTCGGCGTTCTTGACATAGTTGCCGAAGTTGACGCCACGGAATCCGAAGTCTTGCATGAGCTTCTCGGGGCTAATGTTCTCCCCTGGCATGCGACGATCCGGGCCGATACGCTCGAAGGCGTTAACGCTTGAGCGGGTCTCATCGATCCCCTCTTTGGCTTCGCGCTTGGTTGCTTCGCGAGCGGCTGCAATCGCCTCTGCTTGGGTATCGTGCTCGCTGATCTTGCGGCCGTACTTGTTGGCGTAGATCCACTTGCCTTCGTTCTCGATGACTTTAAAGCCGCGCATCTGCCAGGCTTCACGCTTGCCAGGCCATCCGGCATCGATCTGCTTCATCGCGCGGCGAGCTTCGGTGTAGCCAGGCTGCAATGCGCCCAGGAGCTTGTTGCCGCCTGCGATCTGGATCTCGGCCTTTACTGGCTTCCATCCATCGGGGTACACGATGTCATAGAGAGACTTGGCATCGATCTGATCCACTTCAAACTTCTTGCCCGACATGGCGGCGGCACGCGCCCCCAGTTGTCCGACAAACTTCACGATCGAGGCGCTATTGTTCACCCAGGTATCGAGGCCTTCGCGCACGCGCTGAACGGCATCGATGTAGAGCTGGAATTCTGCGTCAGTCGGGTTGTTGCGCGTTGCGGGCTTGGCCGCAATCGAGTCATAGACTTGCTTGTAGATATGGGCAATGAGCGGCTGCTGGCCGTCGGCTACCATCTTCTCGTAGTCGGGCTTCGGCCATACCTTGCTCTTCACCACTTCTGCGGACTTGAGCGCGTCGTTTAGATCCTGCACGTCGGCCCACTTCACGCCGTTGCCCATGCGGTTGCGCTTGTTAAATTGCAGCTCTTCGCCGGCATCTTCGAGTTTCTTGCCCGATGACTTGCTGGCGGTCGGGCGTGCGGGGGCTGCTGCTTGCGCTGGCTCTTCTGCTGCGGTGTCCTCTACCTGATTGGCTTGATCGAATAGGCCTGTCTGGCCTTGTGCGGCCATCGTGTCGGCTGCGCGGTCACTGCCAGTCAATGCGAAGGTATCGACTTCGGCATCGGCTTTCGCCTTGTTCTCGGCTTCTTGCTGCTTCTGTTCGTCGGCCTTGCGGCGTGCGGCGTCGCGTTCTTCCCGTTCGCGGGTCTCGCGCTCGGTCTCGCCTTCTAGGGTGAAGTCTTGGGCTTCTTCTGCCCGTTGCTCTCCAGCCCCTTCTTCTCGAACTCCTGCTTGTTCTTGTCCCGGAGCTTGGCCAGTTTGATCAGCGTCCGCGTTGCCTTCGCCTTCTCCGCGGGCGTCCGCTTCGATTGATCCATCGTCTTGCGCCAGTCGGCCGCCGGTGTCGTCGGTTTCGATGCCGGAGTCTGCGCCTTCTGCGGCGCGTTCCCACTCGATGGCTTCTTGTTCAAGTTTTGCATAGTCATCCTCGGTTAGATCTTGGTAAGTATCGATGAACTCGCTTACGGCCTCTTGGTCTTGCTCGTTCAGATCGTTGAGTCCGGAGGCGGCTGCCTCTTTCTCGCTCAGATAATCCTCGTAGCGCTGCGCCTCTTCGGCTTGCGCTTCGCGGGCAAAGCCCTCTGGTGTGTAGTGCGGGGATCCTGCCAATTCGTTGAAGAATAGATCCTCGAACTCGGCCACGTCATGCTTGCCGTTTTCATCGTAGGAGAGATAACCGGCTTCGGCCAGTAGCTCCGCCATGGCGTCCAGGCCACGGCCTTTCGTCGTAACCACGCGCATGATGCCCGCGCCGGTCAAATTCTTGAATGACTTGGGATCCATACCCCACTCGCTGATTGCCTGTTGACGGCTAATGCCGCCCATCTTGGCAATGGCTGCGAACATGGAATCGCGCTCGGTGTCGATCGTGCGCTGCTTGGCTGCTTGCCGGCGGGCGTTCTGGATCTGCGCTTCGCTTGCAGGCTGATAGCGTCCGACGAATCCGCCATTGGATCGAGCCACGCGCCATCCTGGGCCTGCCTCCTTGACCACGGCTTGCGCTCGGCTCTTGTTGGTGAATGGCGTGCCCTTGATGCTCACGAGATCGCCAGGACGCATACCGGGCTGCGCTTCGGTGATCTGCTTGGTCTTGGCCAGGTCGATCTTGGCCGGTGCATTGATCTGGTTCGGGATCGTTGCGTCGGCCTTCTGTGCGGTTGTCGGCTCAATAGCGGGCGCTGGAGCGCTTTCTGCGACTGGTGCGAGCGTTGGCTCAGGGATTGGGGTAATCGTTGCTTGTGGGTCGATCTGAGCGGCCTGAGCGGCACGATCGTCCTCGGCGTTCATTACGGCCGCTTCTGCGGCGGCAGGATCCACGACGGGATCTGCGGCAGGCGTTACGGAATCCGCTGCAAGTGTCTCGCTTTGAGCGGGTTCTGCCACGCTTTGAGCGGGTTCCGTTGCAGGAATCGGGGTAACTGTCTCGCCATCCAGGAATGAATCGATGGTAGGCGCGGCTGCTTCCGGCTGGGTTTCCAGGCGGCTATCCGGGATTGCGGTATCGGCAATCAGCTCAGCAAGGGCAGCGATGCCACTGGCTGGCGCTTCATCTTGAGCTGCGAAGGGAGCCATCGGCGCTGGCGGCGCTACGGGCGGGGCTGCCGTTGGATCGATCGGGTCGAGCGGCTGCGGATCTTCGCGGGTGAATGGGGCTGCGCCTGGCGCTGGAGCTGCGGGCTGATTCGGTACACGACGCGCGGCAAGCGCTGCGCCGGGTACTGTGCCGGCCAGGGTGTCCACGGCAGCTTGGCCTGCGCCTGCCATGAGCGGGGTTGTGCCGTCGATGCTGCCTACTGTGGCGTTGCCTGCCACCATTGGGGCGATCGTCTCGCCTTGTTCGGTCAATAGCTCAGTGCCTACGCGGCCTGCGCGGTTGCGCACTGTGTTGCCTACGGCTTTACCGGCAATCATCTTCTCAAGGCCGGTTACGCCTGAGATTGCGCCGGTGACTGCGCCTACGCCTTGAGCGGGTACGGCCAGGAGTGGCGCAAGAATCTGTACGGCTTGGGCATGCGTCATGCCGTCGCCAATGAGTTGTTGGTACTTTGCGTCCTTTGCCCAGATCTCAGGCGGGAGTGCACGCAAGGTGTCTGCCGTCTGGCTTGCGGCGTCGCCTGCGTTGGAGAGCGCATTGACTGCGCCCAGTGTTCTTGTACCCGCGCCCAGGACGCCTAAGCCAATGGTCGGAGCCAGAGATCCCGCGCCACGCGCTACGACATCGATACCGGCGGCCGGCTGATCGAAGAGGGTATTGAAGGCTGCACGCGCTGCGCCCGTCTCGCCCTGGTTCTTGCGAGCGGCGTAGATCATCATATTGCGGTACGCCTGCTGATTGCGCAGATCGTCCGACTTGAGCTTGTCCGCGCCTTCGATGGCCTTGCCGAAGAACTTGCTTACGGGGTTGTCGCCGGCGTTGACGTTATCCGCCACGCCTTTCACCATACCCGCGCCACCCTGGTACACGCCCAGGGCTGCATCGGCAATCGCACGCAATGGGCCACGCGGCTCAGGCGGTGTCCATGCACGCATCTCCTGCTGGGGAGGTTGTGTGATGGAGGCTTGAGGGATTGAGCGGGTCGGATCTACGGGAATCGCGGCCAACTGCTCGGGCGTCATTGTCGTGCCTGAGAGCACGGAGCCAGGCTGCATCGGCAGTAGGCTCGTAATGGCGTCTAGGAGCTTGCTACGAGGAGCGGGATCCGCTCCCAGAAAATCGTCAACACGAACCGCCCCGGCTCGCTTCTGGTCTTTATTAGGTTCTTGCGAGTCGAGGAAGTCGTCGATTTTCATTTAGTCAGGCATCCCTAATGCTTTAAGTTTTTTCTTCGCTTCATCGCGGGAAAGTTTCCCTGCTTTGAAATCCGCCTGCACTTTGAGCATGTCAGGCGTCGGCTTAAATTCCATTGTCGAAGAGCTTGCTGGCGCTGGAGAATTTTTGTTCGCGCCTGCGCCGCCTGCGTTCGAGCGAGTCTTAGCCGCGGCCACGGCCTGATCGATTGTCCCGAAGGATTGATACGGCTTGCCGGTTGCCAGTGCGTTCGCTACTGCGGTCTCTTGATCGACTACTTGGCCGCCCCAGAGGGAAGGAATGTTCGTGGGCTTGCCGCCGTTGAGACGCGGATCGGTGACAGTGATGCTGATCTCAGTCGATACGCTGCCGTCCGCGTTCTGGCGTGCGGGTAGGCCGTCATGTGTGAGCTGCGTATTGCCGGCTCCGCCTGCTCGGCGTTGCTTGGCTGCGGCCACGTACTGGGCGAAGTTCGGCGCTTCACTGGCAGGCAGTGAAGATTTCTGAGCGGCCAGGATTTCCTCTTCGGTCATCGGACGATTCGGAGTGAAGAAATTGCGCTTCTCGGCTGGGTTGTTCAGTGCGCCGATGATTCGCTCCACGATGGCTTTATCCAGGCCTAGCGCGTCGTTGTATTCGCTCGGCACGTTGCTCTCGCCGTACTTGGCAGTGCGTGCCTTCTTGATGCGAGCCAGGATGTCTTTCTCGCCTTCGGATAGCTCTAAGGCGTTCTTGCGCATCACGGCCGCGACTGTCTCGCGCGGAAGATCTTTCACGTAGTTGCGAGCTGCATCCACGTCTTGATTGACGCGGAGCTGCGCATTGGTCAATGGCTTGCCGTTGGAGGCTGCGCCATCGCCACCTTGTGCCTTAGCTGCGTTCAGCTCAAATACGCGGGTATCGGCTAGTGCGCCGGCTGCCCTGCCCTGTTGATTGTTCTCGTTCGCAACGGAGGTCTGCACGTTGTTAAAGAGCTTGGCCATCACGGCATTGGCGTCCACTTGCTCGCCGGTGACTTGGTTCAGGCTGCGGCCAGTGTTGGCCACGTTATCGAATGGCGCTTTACCGCTCACGGCAAAGTAGGCCTGTGATGTCGGGAGTGCTTTAGTCGGGTCGGCCTGGATCGCGCTAATGTCTGCGATCTCTTTCTCGCCCTGGGCTGATTTCGTCCAGTTCTGCATGTACTGCGGGCCTGCATATTTGAAAGCCACGCGGACGGCCTTCTCGTAGGGCGTCATGTCGGGATTGGCTTCGATCTCGGCATCAATGCCTGAGCGGAAATCGTTGGTCATGCCGATGCCGCGGGCTTCTGCGCCTGCTTTGTTGCCGGTCATGTTGGCGTTGTATATACGCGCGAGTTTGAGCGCCGTGTCTTGCTCGGCCGTCTGGCGTGCAATCGGAGCGGCAGCAAATGCCTTGATCGCGTTGCCTACGCCTGCGCCTGCGGCTTGAGCGCCTTGTGCGCCTCCGTCTAGTGTGAAGTTCATTATTTCGTTCCCATCTGTCTAAACGCATTGAGCCATGCCATCGATCCGCCCGCTCCTGCTCCTGCGCCTGTCCATCCCTTGGCCGCGTTCAGTGTGGCGATCGGGTCGGCGCTGGCATTGGCTGCTGCGGTATCGGCTGCGGTCACGGATCCCGCCTTGCCGCCGTAAGCCAAGCCTGCGCTTCCGGCTGCGCCCAGGAGTTGACCGGCGAATACCATCCCCGGATCAATGTTGCCGGCTTGCTGAATCGCAATACGATCTGCTCCCTGTTGGCCACGAGAGAAGCTATTGAGCTGATCGATGTCCTGGCCGGTGTCCATGAGTCGGATCCCCTCGTTCATGCGGAGACGATTCGAGGAAGTGGTTTTGCCTAGCAATCGAGCCAACTGCTCCGCGGATTTGAGCGCAGTCACGTCGGACTTTGCCTTAGCGGTTGTGTAGTCGTCCGAGACATTGCCCTGCGTGGTCTGCTGCTGAGCACGGATCTGCTGCGATTCGCTCACGGGTGCGAGTAGCTCGGTTGAAATGGCGTTTTCGATAGCGGCCTGCTCCTCAATCCGGTCTTTCGGATCGAAGGTCTTGGCTGTTGAAAGCGCTTTCGCTTCGGCTTCTTTTTGGAGCGCCTCTTGCGCTGCAAGCGAGCGCTGGATTTCCTGCTGCTGGCGCTCTTGTGCATCCGTCGATGCTTTGTACTGAACCCCTGCGCTGGCAATCAGTGCAACAAGGGCGGCTATCTCTAAACCGGTCATGGTCGCCCCTTAGTTGGTTGTCTTGCCGGAGTACGTTGTCTGAGGAGACGAGACGCCGTACCACTGCTGGCCTGCCATCGCTGCGTTGGCAGCGTTACGGCCGCTGAGCTGCTGATTGATCAGGTAGGCTTGGCTTAGATCGTTAAAGAGTCCACCCACTGTCGCGCCTGAGCGAGCTGCTGCTGCTTGTGCGGAGTTGCCTTTCAGGCCTTCGAGCGCCATGGTTGCCGCGGTTCCGGTGTCGATTCCGGATTGCGCCATGGAGATCAGGTTAGAGCGGGTGCGCTCGTCTTGTACTTTCAGGTCGGCTGCGGACTGGTCGGCAATGCCGCCTGCACGCAAGAGGCCTTCGTTGGTGCGTCGGTTCAGCTCGGCCGCCGCTTCTACGTCGGCAGATCCGCCCAGAAGGCCGGTACGGGCAAGGCCGAAGCGATTAGTGCGCTCGGCTTCCTTTGCCTGGCGATCCACTTCCATCTTGTTTAGGTCATACACGGCGGCTTTTTGCTCTGCGTACATATTTTCGCGGCTATTGGCTGGATCGCCATCGACCAATTCTTCGACAGGCACTTCAAAAGATCCGCCGAATGGCAAACGGACTCTTTCCATTCTTGTTTGCTTGACCTTGTTGTTAAAGATCCGATTGATTTCGTCCGTCGCGGCTCTAATGCGCTGCTGGCGCTCAGCTTCTCGTGCGCCTGCGCCACCATCGCCACCGCCGCCGCCCCCTTTATGCGGGCGCAGTTTCTCGCCCTTGTTGCGTGGCCATGCACCGATCGCTGGGCCGCCGAATTCGGCATTTGCGTAGGCTTCTAGTTGTTCGTGGGTCATTCTCATTTTTCGCTCCCGCTTTTTTACAGTGCTACACGTACCACTTGGTACGTTGTCTTAAATTGGTATCGAGCCAGGATTCTCGCCATGGCCGGGCTGCATGCTGCTTCAATGGTCGTTGCGCCTGCTTCTTTGCACCACGCCTTGAACGTCTCCCAGAACTCGTGAACGATCTCATTCAGCTCGCGTCCGCCTAGCGCCATGATGTTGACGGCCAGGGTTTGCGGGTAGTGAACGAACTCGAACACCATCGCCATGACGGGCGTATCGCCTTGACGGATCAGCGCAGTAATCGCGCGGCCATCCAGATTCATGCGCCTTAGATCCTCCACGGAAAACTCTCCGCGGGCGGCTTCTTCAATGACGGGTTCAAGAAACGGCACTGCATAATCGAATTGTCCTTCGACTTGCTCAGTGCTGGTAAGAAATGTCACGTTCAGCTTGCTCATACGGATCCGAGAACCTCGTAGTAGAGCGTGACTGAATCGAGACGGAATGGCTTGTTGTCGTAGTTGCGGAATCGGAGACTGAACTCAGTGCCACAACACTCGACGGGAATCACGCCTCCAGGGCGGGTATTGCCCTTCACGCGCACGGGCGCGGTATAGGCGTCCGGGTTGCGCACGTCATAGCCGATCGAGAACTCGCAGCGTCCATCCACCACGAGATCCGCGCCATAGATGCGCTTGAGCTGGCCGGGGGTCTTGAGATCCATGTAAGGCAGATCCAGCAAGACTTCAAATTGCAAGCCGTCATCGGTGCTCACGGCAGGGTCGAGCTTGTAAACGGAGTCGCCTGAGCGGATGTATAGCTCTTGGCCTAGCTCGGCAAAAGCATCGACGGCATTGGGCAGGAAGTAACGGCTCCAGGCTGCGATCTTGGCGGTACGCGAGATCGAGTACACGAAGAGCTGATTGCCGATCGCGCAAATGTACTGCCCTGTCCCGTAGAAATAGAAGGCACGCGGGAAAACGCCCGCCACCTTCGTCTCTGGACGCACGAGGGAGTCAATGGGTGAACCCACGTCCACGTCGGCCAGGTTGTTCGTGAGCTGCAATGTCGTGATCGAGCGAAATCCATAGTCCGAAAGGAAGTACAGATCTCCGGCCACGTTGGCCACGGAGCGAGGAAAGCTCGTGCCGACGTTCTCCACGATCGTATCGAGCTTCATGGCGGTAGGATCCGGATCCACGATCCACACTTGTGCGCCGTCACGGGTCAGTACTACGAGCTTGTTCTGATAGATCCCGAGCGCGTTGGCTGAGCGATCGCCACGGGAATTGAGGCCAGTAGGCAGGAATCCGGCATCATTAACTGCGCTCCAGTCGCGGGGGTTGCCCGTCTTACAGAAGCGGACAGTATCGCCATTGATCGCAAAGAGCTTCGAGGCGAGCTTGACGACGCCCTTCGTATCTGGGCAGTTGGCATCGGCAATATGGGTCGTCGCTGCGCCATCCAGGTAGTGATGCTCGACTACGCCATTGTCGTATTGGACGGCTGCGTAGATGAAGGCATTAAACACGTCGGCATAGGGCACGTCCGCTACTGGACGAGCGCCGGCCGAGTTTTGCACCTTGTTCGCCTGGAAGAGCGGGTTGGCGTGCGTGATCGTGCCGGAGCCGTAGAAGGTATGGAGCTTGCCGAAAGCCGCGAAGAGTCCCTTCGTTCCGGTTTCGAGATCCGCCACTTTCACGAGGCCTGGGCGTTTTTGCGTAGCCAAGCCGGTCGTAACGTAGGCGTTCTTCATCTCCCGGAGGCGGTTCGCATCGGAGACCGAAGCCCCTTTGCGAAGGTCAATACCGAGATCGAAGCGGTCGAAGGTAATCGAGGCCAAGTATTAGCTCCTGAGCGTATAGCCAGTAGCCGACTTGACTACTTGTTGGTCACGGGTTGAGGCGTTCGGGCCTTCGTAGAAGAAGCGCTTGTTTTCCTTCTGGCGATTCTTCTCCTTGTTCAGCATGTTCTGGAATGTCTGTGCGGAGGCTTGTGCATCGGAATGGCGGTAGTGCGCCTTGGCCGTGGCCAGTGCGTACAGGAATACCAGGCGATCCGGAGCGCTCGGACGATCGCTTGCGCGGTCGAAGCGGTTGCGGTCGGCGGTGTACTCGATGAGTAGGTCGTACTGCTGATCCGGCGTTGGCCAGATCTCCATTTGCCCGTTCAGGTTGTCGTACTTCTGCGGCTGCTCGCGGAGCGAATCAAAGCTGCGATCGTACTCAGTGATGCCTTGCGCCAGTGGCGTGCGAATGGTTGTGGACTCGATGAGCCATACGGACATGACGCGGCCAGGATCGATTACTTCGTCCTCTTGGTCGTTGTGCCAGTCGTACAGGATCGATCCAGCGCGGAGCTTGATCGTCGTTTTCTTGCGCATCGAAGGCGGCTCTAGCTCGCCAAAGACGTACTCATGCGCCTCTTGTAAGAAGCTCTTGATTACGGCGTCGTTGCTCTTGGCTGCGGATCCCTGGGTCACGAACCCGAGACGGGTGCGCAGCTCGGTCATTAGCTCGCCAAGGGTGCGGTATCTGCTGGAAAGTCCGTTCATCCCGCCTCCTTAAGCCGTGGTCAATACGATGGTTAGCTCGCCCGCGCTTACTACGAGGCGTGCGCTAATGCTGCTACGGCCTACGAGAGAGGCAGTCTTGGTGCTTGTGTCGAGTGAGGTCACGAGGCCAGGCAGGCCATCAAGGCCGGGAGCGCCGACGGGGCCAACTGCGCCAGGGATGCCCTGCAAGCCTTGCGGGCCTTGCGGGCCAGTCGCGCCAGTCGCGCCGGTTGCGCCGGTCTCGCCGCGCCCGTACACGAAGCCAGGCGACCAATCAGCGCTTGTCGCTGAGAGCTTGAAATAAAGATTGCCGGTATCGATCGCCAAGAACGAGAAGCCCTTGGGCTGGAGGTTGTAGAGCGAACGATTGGCAAAGACATCCTTGGCATCGGCATCGAACGAGGAGCCGACATCGCCTTTCACGCCCTGGATGCCCTGCGGGCCGACGGGGCCGACTGCGCCTTGTGGGCCGACGGGGCCAGGCACTTGAAGCGCAGCAATCGCGGCAGGCGTGAGGTTCACGAGCGCGACTACGGAATTCTGGAGGGAGCCATCGTCCTTCTGGAGTAGCGCAGCGTTCTCGCGTAGGCCATCGATCGAGAGCGCTACCTTGTCCAGCTCGGCGTTCAGTGCGCCGTGATCGGTGCGATCCGGATTGTTTTCGAGGAAGTTTTTAGTTCTGTTGTAGGCCGGTGCTTGCATGGCGTCTCCGATTAGGCAGGGAATTTAGTCTTGAGCCAGTTCTCGGCCATGAAGATTGCGCGGCTGCCCATGTGGCCCGATACGCCAACAAACGCGGCAGTGAGAAGGGGCGACATGTTGGCGTTTTCGCAGAGCCAGAACGTAATCACACCTGCAAAAGCGGACGTGACGATCTCTCCAATGAATTCCACGAAATTGAAGGCGCGAACGTGGCCTTGCTGAAGTTTGCGGACAAAGTTCACAACGCCTCCCAGGATGGCCAGAAGAAATACCCACGCGTAGGTAATGAGTGAGTACGAGGTAGGATCTTTTTCAATCATCTAGCAGGCGCTTTCTATTCGCTTGTTGTTATTGGTCGGACGGCTTCGGGTACTTCGCTTTCACTGCCAGGCATGCGTCGATGTAGGCCTGCATTTGCGCCTGGTCGCCCTTCACTACGGCATCGAGGTAGTCGGATGCGGGAGGGTATTCGGCTACGCGCTTGTCCGCATAAGAAAGACTTGAAAGAGAAGCTAGCACTTCGCTTGCGCTCAGTGGGATTGGTATTCCATCGTCGTTTAATCTCGCCAATGGAGTTGAGTCCGGTACTTTGACAATCTCGAAATTTTCTTGATTGTCCTCTGCATGACTATCAGGGAGAGACCACACAATCTTGTTATCTTTGATAAATATTTTCATTAGAACGCGCTCCATGACATCCAGTAATCGTTATTAGTCCCGGCGTTGTACTTCGTTCTGTAATAACCAAAAGCGCCGACGCCACCTGCATGCATGAAAACCATCTGAGTAGTAAAAGAGCCAGAGTTAAAAACAACCATAGTTCCATAAGCGCCGCTCGGCGGAATATTTGTGGTTCCCGAATAACTCCCCATAACATAGTTGTAAACACCGGCAGTCATGTAGTTATTTAGGTTTTCGTTATTTCCCGATGGACAGTCACCTCTAACAGCAAACACTTGAGTTGTAGTTTTATCCGGAGTAACAGATGCGCTAGCAATTTCACTACTACTGACTGCATTGGCAGCAATCTTTGCGGCATTGATTGCATCATCCTGGATGTTTGCCGTAGGAAGTTGCCCGCTACTGTTTGGCAGAAGTCTCGCTAGATCGCGTGCGCGTCCCATAATTAAGCTCCCTGCTGCTCGGCTGCGGCCAGAGCGGACTTGATCTCATCCACTGTGCTCGCTGCGTTGATGTTGTCTTGAATGGCTGCGTACTTGTCACGGATCGCCTGGCGATCGGCTTCAATGGTTTGCGCGTCAGTGCCGGGGATCTGCTTCATGATCTGCTCATCAAGAGGCGCAAACTCTTTTGCGCGAGCGTCTCGGCGCATGTCGTGCGCGATCGTCTTGGCTTTGTTGATGTTGATCTGAATCATGCAAACTCCCAGGCGTTTCTAAATGTTCTGTCTGCCGGGATGTCCGCGGCATCTACGATCTCGAAGGGCTTGCCTTCTGGCACGTCCTTAGCTGCAATCCAGGCGATGAATTCTTCATCGGTCTCGTCGCGGTACACGGCCGGAGCCACGAGCTGCTGCGCTTCATGCTCAGGCGTCTCTTCAGTCGCCGGCACAATCACGGCTTCATAGACGGCTTCAGTCACGAGTACTTGGCGGCGGGCATTAGGAGCCGGCACGATGACGGCTACTCCGCCGTCATCAGTTGGGTAAATGATTCTTTTATTCATTATTTCTCCTGATTAGCGGAATACCGCCACAGCCATAAGATCCGTATCCACTAGCGCGTTATTCTCCCAGTGTCCAATGTCAACAAAACCGGTTCCCCAATTCTGAACTCGGTTAAATCCACCTTGGTTAGTTACGGCTGCGCTGGAGCAAATCTGGGTAGAAAAACCGACATCGGGCATCGCATTAGAGAAATTCACTCTAAACAGTCCTACTCCTTGATCGGTCAAGCTCGAAACATTTGCTGCGCCACGAACCAGGTTGGTAATTCCATTGAATTGGATCCATGAACGGCATGCATACGCAACGCCCGCAGAACCAAAGCCAGAATTAAAGCGAAGGTTGTCGCTCGTATCGATCACAAGCGCTCCAGGTATGCCCTGATTGACGCCATAACCGCGCCCAATCTGTAATTCCTTGGCACTGTTATCGTTAATCCCGATGTACCAGTTCTGAGTGAAGTCTCGATTCAGAAGCTCGATAGATGGGGAATGGCCAATCGCGCGAATCGTTGAAGCGGTATTAGCCGATCCCGTAGGCTTCTCAACGGAAAGGCCGCGGCCAGATACGCTTGTCTGCGTGATCGTATCGCCTGCCTTGCTTACCTTGCCGGCAAGCAGCGCATCGGCCTGCGCCTGGGTGTAGGTGTTGGCAATGTTGAACGTGGCGAAGGCATAGATATTGATCTCGTCGCCTGCTGCGGCTCCCGAAGCAAGGACGACGGAATTGCCCGAAGTCGCAGTGACATCCAGGCCAATCGTGATTACTGGGCCGTTCATCGTGATAAGCACGGATCCAGGCTGATAACCGAGCGTCAATCCTTGGGAATCCACACCTGAGAAAGTGGTCTGGCCGGCAGTGGCAATGAATTTGTAAGTCGTGAGGATGGCTTGCGAGGCGGAGGACGCTTTGATCCAGGTTGCCCCGTCATAGATCCACATACCCTTGTTGTCAGAGACGATCGTGCCGTCGTTGTAGTACAGAGCGCCGACGATCAGCGCATTGCCGTCGTTGTCCAGTGTCGGAGCGCTTGCCTTTGGCCCGAGATAGCGGTCATCGAAGTTATCGAGTGATGCGGCTGCTGCCGCTGCACTAGCTGCGGCCGACGATGCGGATCCTGCCGCGCCCGTTTCACTGGCTGCGGCTGCGGTTTGGCTGGCTTGCGCCTGGTTCTTGTACGTGAGCGCATTGGCTTCACTGGTTGCCGCGGCGTTTTTTGATGCTAATGCGTTCGTTTCGCTCGTCGCGGCTGCGTTTTTCGAGGCCAATGCCCCGGCTTCGCTTGCGTCGGCTGCCACTTCTGAGGCGAGCGCTGCGGCTGCGGAGGCGCTTGCCTCCCCTGCCTTGGTTGTCGATGTTGCTGCGGAGGCTGCTGCGGCCGTCTGGCTCGCTTGCGCTGCGTTCTTGGACGCTAAGGCCGCTGCTTCACTTGCGGACGCTTCTGCGGCCTTTGTAGTGGCCGTGCCGGATGATGCTGCGGCGGCTGCTTGACTAGCGGCCGCTTCGCCTGCTTTAGTCGTGGCAATACCGGCCTGAGCCGTGCTCGTTGCGGCAGATCCGGACGCGCTTGCGGCGCTTCCTGCGGCTGCCGTTTCGCTGGCGGCTGCGGCGTTTTTGCTGGCAAGGGCTGCTGCTTCACTCGCTGCGGCTGCGTTCTTGCTGGCCAGGGCGCTTGTGGCGCTGGCTGAGGCGTTTGCTGCGTTTAGGTTCGAGGAATCGCGAGCGGTCTCGGCTTGAGTCTTAGCGACTACGGCGGCATCCTTGGCGGCATTGGCCGTCGTGGCCGATGTCAGTGCGCTTGTAGCGGCTTCCTGAGCTTCAATGGTTGCTTCGTTGACGCTGGCCTGGACGGCATCGAAAGCCGAATCATCCAGGGCGTCTGCGGTAACGATGCCGTTCTTGAGTGCGCCATCGTCACGTTGAATGAGTGCCAGATTCGCACGGATCTGGTCAGTGGTGAGCGCAGCCGCGTCGAACTCGTCATTCAGAGCGGAGTGGTCGGTATCATCGCCCTCGCGCTCGGTAAAGTCGGTAATGCGTTCGTACTTTTGCGGCTGCATGTGTGCTCCTTCGTGCGGGTACTACTTAAGCGGTCTGATCTTCTGCGTCTTTTGCTGCTGCTTTCTTCGTCGCAGGCTTCGCTTTCGCGCCGACTGCTTTCTCGACTAGCTCAGTCAAGCGCTCGCCGTCGTCGTCGCCGTAAACCTTGGCCACCTTCTCGAAGCCATACTTGGCAGAGAGGCGCTCGTGTTCCCCGGCAGGGTTAACTTCGATCTCGCCCACTACTTCGCCTTCGGTCACGTTCTCTTTGCCGAACATGTTGCGCAGAATGGTCATCTCGTAAGGCGGCACAGTCACGGGAGTGATCGTGTTCGCGTCACGGCGAATCGTTACTTGAATCAGGGGTACATTTACTTGGCTCATTTGCGTTCCTCGCAGTTTTTTATGATTTAAAAAGCCCCAGCCAGGATCACTGGCCGGGGTAAAACAATCGCTTCTTAGGCGATTGCGAGGACAGCCTGGGCGTTGCTGCGGCTCAAAGAGAGAGCGCAACGTAGGTTGACCATCGCGTACATCGCCAATACGTCATGCGGACGGATCGGAGTCACGATGTCCATGTCGTCATCGCGCATCTTCAAGAACTTGGTGTTAATGAAGTAGCAGCGCTTTTCCCACTGGACAGTAGGAGTCGTGAGGGCATCCAATTCCTCGAACTGAGGATCCCAGATGATCTCTACGCCCTTGAAGTACAGGCCAGTGTTGACGCCAGTACCAACGCCTGCGTCCAGAGTCTTTGCAGATCCAGCGTTTGCGTTGTTCGTAACAGTGATCTCATTGCGGTACGCATCGATGAACTTGCCGCCGGCCAAAATGAAGTTTGGCGAGCCGCCGTTCTTGATGCACTTGCGCCATGCAGCTTCCATCTTCTGGGCCAAAGTACCGACAGTGGCAGTGCTGATGCCAGTCTCGGCGTAGTTGCGCCAGTAGGTAGCCGTTGCACGATCCAAGCCGCCAACAACACCAGTAGTCGGTGCAGTGGAGATCAGTACGTCAAGGCCTGCGATTGCGTCGGTGTCTTGTGTGCCGTCGCGGTGCAGCTCAAGGTCGAGCTTTTGCATGAAGCCTTCTTTCAAGGACTCCATTTGCTCATCCAAGAGGTTCAAGAGCTGAACTTTCTCGTTCTGCTCTAGCTTGTATGCGCCACGATCGCCTTCGCGTACCTTGATACCAGCGCCAAAGAGGCGGTCATAGTCGAGGTACAGGCCATCAACGGCACGACGCCATGGGAAGGCGGCTTGCTCAGTTGTGTTGCGCTTGTTGAATTGAACGGCATCTTCGCCGTATGCCCAGGCAAAATTGCTGCCATAGGTCTTACGGACGTTTTCTACGACGTTCTGTTTTGCGCCCAAGAATGTCTTGCGACCTTCCATGAGCTTTTTGAGTAAAGGACGCTCAGTGGCAATTTGATCCACTGGCATGTTGCGCAAGTACTCGTCCAAGGAAACCTTGGCCAATTCTTGCAAGTCTGCGTTTGAAATAGGCATAGTCGCTGCTCCGAAATGAAAGGGTTAAGTTAAAGCTCCTTCCACACCGCGACGGCACGCAAACCCGTCAGGTTCTTAGATCCTGGCTTGCCGTGCGCGACACTCGGCTTACTTGCGACTTGCTGCCTAGACCCAACTGCGCTACCGGACGCGACCCCGGCGATAGCTGCGACAAATTCGATGTGTACCGCACTCGCTGCTTAGTGATCCGGTACGGGAGGCGATCCCCGCTTACGCACTTTCCATCTCACTTCACGTGCCAGTGCGGAACTGGCATAACAATTATCAGAGAGCGTCAAGCCCTCTGAGAATATTTGTACTACATGTCCTGCATCTTTTTTGCCACGGCTCCGATTGCCTTGGACTCACCGCGGGTCAATTCACCCTCCGGCACTTCGTCCTCGTCGGCTTCGATGTCCATGGCCGTGATCTGCAACTCCATCGAGCGGCTCGTGTTCTCGCGTGATGCGGACTCCCGCACACCGATCACAGTTACCTTGCACTCGATCATCATCTCCGTACCGACGGCCGGCAGATTCTTGATGCCGAGCTTCTCCAGCGCATCCTTGTCCAGATCGATGCGCGTGCCGTAGGGATAGCGATCTTCTTCGCTTCCTACGAGCGTCGGTGAATTCATCTCTTTTGCCTTCTTGGCGCTGATCTTGAGGCTCTTCATCATTTTTTCTCTCCCGAAAGTTTGCGATAGGCTTCGAGCCGCCAGATCTCGCTAAAAGTGTTGTCATAACTAATCTTCTGGCCTATCTCATCGCGCCAGTTTGCAGGGTCAATGCACGTAGCGGGCTTGCCCACTACGACAAACCCATTGTCCATCTTGATTCCGCAGAACATGAGCTTCTGCCCTGCGATCACGATCGTCTGATAATCGACTTCAGCAATGCGAGACTGGATCAATTCACTGGTGATCCGATCCCCATTACATCCTTGGTCTTTCATCATCTGCTCTACTTCGGTATGGTTTTGTGCCATGCTCTTCTCCGTTATGTTTTTATAGGCCGAGCTTATCCATGTGCGACGCCACGCGATCAAGCGGCGTTGCGCCGGCTGCGGACGGAGCGCCCAAATTGGCAGGGCGTGAGCGCAAAGGCTGCGGGCTATGCTGCGCCGGAGCTTTGGGCACTACGATGCCGTCGTACATCATCTTGATTGCGGTGGGCCATTGGTGCGGCTCGAACTTGGCGACAAACTCCTGGAGGTTGGCCGGGTTCTTGAAGTGGTTGCCGATCACATCCATGCGTGCCTGGTGATCCACTTCATGCTGGC